ACCACCACCTAATAGTAAAGCCATTTTACCCACATCTGATTTAGCAAGACTTTTAATACCTTTAGCTGCACCAGAAACTGCTTTTTTAACAGACTTAACAATACTTCCCAAACCATATTCTTGTCTTGGCGCAAGGTTCATGATTCCACCACCCATACGTAATTGTCTTTCCATTTGTGATCTTGAAATTGGCATAATTTTATCTACTATATATAATAATCCATTGTTTTACAACTATTCAGATGCTGCTCCCAATGGTGGCATTGCTGCTACTTTAATCTTTAATGATCTTGTAATTTCTTCTCTAATGGTAGGAGTACTTGAATCTGCAATATCATTTTCAGCTTCCTCATCAGAGTTATATTCTACATTAGTTCTTGTATTTCTTAGCACTACTTCTGTTTCACATTTAACAACTGGTACTTTTTTACCATTTATCATTGTGTATGCTACTGATCCTTCTTCTTTAAACGCCATGTTTTTCTCCTTAGTCTCGGTTAATTTCCAATATACTTACAAAACCCTCTATTGCTCCTCCGGTAGAAGCTTGTACTCTTAATACATCATTTTCTTCTAAAATTAAAGATCCGGATATCATATTTTCAAATGTTTTAGCTGCAATTACCTTATGAGATATTTCATATTCTGTGGCAGCTGAATTATCATATACAAACACCTCTAATTCAGGGTTAGATCCAGCATGATTATTGGCTTGTATTGTTTTAACAATCGCTCTTGAATTTGATGGTGGAGTGTAAACATCTGTTTTATCTGTGGTAGCTAAATCAAAAAAAGAGTTTTTATATATGTTTGCCATTAATTAGTTTGCTCCGTAAACCAAGTAAACCTTTCAGTTTCTTGTTTAAGTTCATTTAAAAAAGTTGAGTTTAACTGTTCTACAATTAAAGCAACTGCTCTATTAATTTGTTTTTGGTTAGAGACATCATACTCTTCTTTAGGTTCGGGTAATCTTACTACTACTTTAGCCATTATCTTTTACCATCAGGTTGTATATCTATTCTAAGTGTACCAAAACGCCAAGACTCACTAACATCTGTATTTTCTATTTTGATATTAACAAACCTGCCTCTGGCTCTTGTATCTTTTTTATCAGTATTTGCGTTAATTGTAAAGGGACTCAAAGATGTTACTGTATCCGATTGTTGAGGATAACGTTTAACTGCTAGTGTTACTGTTGCATTTCCTTGTAAATCTTTAAAGTCAGGTACAAATCTTCTCATAGCTAAAAATACATCTCCTGAAACAGTAGGGCCTGTTGATTTACCCTGCGCATCTTTTTGTCTTGCTTGTAAATCAAAATCAAATGATTTTATAAATGAGGTAACTGTTGTTGTACTACCATCTGGATTTACTTGATCGGTTCCCACTTCATGTTCAAATAAAGTAGTTTGACCTAATCCATTTTCTCCAACAATTACTGGAAACGTTCCTGTAGTAGTACTATCAAATTTAGTTGCAATGGGTTTTGGATAAACTGTTGCATCAATCCAAGATGTTCTAGCTTCTGTACCAATATACCAAGTACCCCCTTTCATAGGTTCTCCATAATTAAAGACTACGTATTGATCATTGTATTCAGAACTTGTTGATGGATAATACCAAACAACTTCTGTAAATAAATTATTTATACCCGCATAAACTTGTTGACCTTTAGTTGTATCTGCTTGATCATAAACATAATCTTCAACAGAACAAGGCATTGATTTAACGGTACCATCAAACATAAAGAAACCATTTGAAGACATCCAAAAAGCAACACCATCAATTTCTATTGCTGCATTTTTACCAATCAATCCACAGTTAGTTCCTACTTGTTCAAACCCAAATGTAAAAGGTGCACCAATAAATTTCATAGTGTATAATGCGTTATCCGTCCAAACTAAAATAGATTCTTTTGCTTTTAAAGCACCTATAATTCTTGTACCATCTTGTAATCTTTGTGATCCAGCTGAGTTAATTGCAGTAGGAACATAATCATTAATATCTTCTTGATCTGAAAATCTTATAAACATATCATCTTGTGTTGTTGGATCTCCAATAGTTGTTTCAGTTCCAAGATGAATCAAGTGACGTGTTGTAGGTGAAATTAAAGATACCCTAGTTGCTGTGGGGTTATTAGTTGTCTCAAATCCTGATGTTGTAGTTGATGCTCTAGTTATTAATCTTGCAGCATCTCCTGCATTCCATGTAAATGTTTTACTATTTGCAATGGTTGCAACTAATACTTGACCAAAATTACTTAAACTCCAGAGGCCTGGTTCCAGACTCACGTCTGATGCTGAAGCTGCTTCTCCCCAAGCTCCACTGCTCCATGTATCAATACCCCAACCATAACCATATGATTGTACAGCGGGACCTACTTGTTCGTAAGGTTTAACACTTAAACTTCCACCTGTACCTACTGTTGCAGTAGCTGCTGTGCTTTGAGTAATTGTAAATACAGTTGCTGATGTAATAGATGTCACTTGAAACAATTTATTTTCAAAATCTGCATCTACATAACCTGTTCCTACAGGTAAGGTGACTGTATCTAATAAAACAATATCACCAACAGATAAGTCATGATTAGTTCCTGTTGTAATAGAACAAATTGCTGAAGTATTGGTTGTAGCAATTGTTGCAGATGTTAGAGTAGTTTTTAAAGGAGTAATATCATAGAGTTGACCTTCAAAATAAATAAGTAAAAATTTATCTGTTCCAATTGCAACGTATCTATTTCCATCTAAATCAACAAATGCAAATTCACGTCTTGCAACTCCAACAATAGTATCAGTAATCAATGAAGACCATCCACCTACTTTTTCAGGTAAGCCATATCTAAATCTTGTATTATCACAATCAACCCATCTATTTTCTGCTCCAGATGTAGTATCTTGTTTGTCAATTCCTGGTAAGACTTTAAAATCTATTAGAGCCATAATATATGCTCCTATACGTTATCTTTGTATGCCCAGCCTCTAGTTGCATTAACATAGACTAAAGTAAATGCTGCTGTGTTTGTAGAAACTACTAAATCAGAAGCTGCTCCTAAAATATTAGAACTATTTCTACCAATAGTTAAATTGTTTGATGCAAGGTTATTACCACTATCTATAAAATGTACTTCATTACCTATTGCAGGTGATGCGGGTAAATTAATTGTAACCGGTGCGCCAATACCACTTCCTGAAGTGTCCACTAAAACTTGATCACCATTAACTGTTGTATATGTTGCTCCTGGTGTAATATAGCCTTTAGTTTGTAATTTTCCTGTAATGTTTGTTCCATCAGAATATAAAACTGTAGTTGATCCAACAGGTAAAGCTAATCCTGTTCCTGAAACTGTTTTAACAGTTAATGTATATAAAGAAGCTGATCTGTCTGTTGCATCTTCAACAATAAAAACTCTTTCAGCAGTGTCTGGCATAGTCACTGTTCTATTTGCTGTTAACGTTCCAGTTAATTTGTAGTATAAATTTTTACCATTTGATGTTGCATAAGTTGCTAAAGATAATGCAACGTCTGCTGAACCTACTGCAAGTGATAAATAACCACTAGAGGCTTGTTCTAAAATCTGTAAGTTTGTATTAGTAATAGTTCCCCAGGTTCCTGATTTCTCACCTGTGGTAATTAATTCTAGTTTTAAATCTGTCGACGTACTTGATGCCATTTATTCTCCTATGGATTATTTGGGTCAATTGGTACCCAAACCCCTGTTGCATTTGGATCTATTGGGTTCCAGTTTATCACATCTACGGTGTTAGTTGCAAGTACTAATTCTTCCCCTGTAACAAGAACTGTTTGACCTATTTTTATAACTACATCTCCTGTAGCTAAATTAACTCTTTGTCCTGTAGGTAAAACAACTGATTTACCTATAATTTGTACATCGCCTATAGCAAAATTTAATCTTTGTCCACTTACTGTTACAAATATACTAACTCCACCTGGATCGGCAAAAGGTGAATTGGCAAAAGGGGTTGCTCCAAATAACATTATTATCCTCTACTTGTTTGAACGGGTGACC